GTTTTATGGATTGTTAACTCATAACTTATTTCGCAATACCTTCTTCGATGTAGAAGAACGCTGAACCTTGAATATCATTCAACGTATCAAGTAGTGTACCACGTAGTGGAACTAAACCCAGACGTTGTGCGATGATAATGATAGCAAGGTGTCGAATTTGCGCCTGGTAAATTGCTTTACGCAGTCTACTGTGAGCGCGTGATGCACCCATTTCAGCGCTTGCTACAAATGAATCGATAATACGTGCCTCGACTTGCTTAAGCGCCGCGTCATTGAATGCTGCGTGAAACGCACTGATTTCACGACACAGACGTGTCATGATTGCAGCGTGTACCTTTTCATCCGATTTAGCAAACTTATTCGCCACGTTAACAAGGTATTCTAAGACCGCAAACCTCGCGGTTGCGACTTCGCCATTGATGAAAGGTTTGACAAGAATATTTGAATCAAGGTAACCACGGCCTAATAAATCTAGGAACTGGGTTTTAGACTCGAACACTTCATCACCGACGCTAACTTTCAAGAAAAGCTCACGGTCTAGATCAATAAGCTCCAATCCGTTTGGCTCGCCATAGATGTAATTATTGATTACTTCTTTCGGTAGTACTTGTACACGATCACCTTCATAAAAGTCACCGTCCCAATTTTCGAGTAACATCAGAGCTTCAGCAGGATCGGCAAATCTTGCTTCATCCATAACCGCCGCACTAGATACCGGAGTGTAGTCAATACCATTCAAATCAACCTTATAAAGCAAAGTAAACTTACCGCTATCAGTCAAAGCCAAGCTTACACGATCAACGGAGCACATAGCAAGCACATGCATGGTAAGATCATTCGGCATCATAATGCTATACACACCACTGGGAGTATAGGCGCCTGTTTCATCTGATACAACACGAGAAAGTTCAGATGTTAGGACGCTCACTGAACGACTCGTAGCAAGATGGCCCATAACGTCACCCTGAACAGTTGTCATAAAAGATTCGATCATCGGTTGCGTTAAGATTTGGTGACGATCCGCTGATTCATCGTAAACGATGGAATCTAGCACCTGAACACTGTTGCCACCACGGAAGTTCTGACCAACGACTACAGCCAATGGACGACCCTTATCAGTGGTAAGTGTGTGTTTAGTAAACTTATTACGGAACTCATCACGTGAGATGCGTTTAAAGCGAGTAACATCACGAAGACGCGCGACGATTTGATCTATCTTCATAAGCAACGAGATATCAGAATGCACACGTGTATGGCGACCGATCGACGCAGCCAGAGCAATCATTGTGGCATCCGCAGACAAATCAACAATTGAAGGATGATCTAATAAATCACGATCAACCTTACTCTCAGCGTAAGCGCTAGGGTTGATTCTAATACGCAACACTGAGAGAATGTCTCTTATCTGACCTTCGATTTCACCTACACGACGTAATTGCGCACCAATAAGACGCATCTTATCAGCTATACGATCGATAATGATATTGGAGTACTCGACTTTCTTGCCCTCGGGCGCGATTGCCAGCTTCAATATATCTAAGTGACGCTCAACATCTGACCGGATTAACTCGTGCACGACGGTTTGCAAGCCTGGTAACAGATCGCGCTTTACTTCGACTTGGAAATGATTTCGATCATTATTCATGCCGACAATGCCGAGATTCTGTAGAGAGTACACAAGTAGGTCGGTAATCACCAACGCGGCGTCTACAGCGACACCACTCTTACTAGTAATATCAAATATAGTAAAACGTGTAAACAGTGGTGTGCCAAGGTTAACTTTGAAGTTGCCAGGCATCAATGTTGATAGGATATTCGAAATTGAATCAGAATTTGAGATAAACTTAGAGACTTCATCACGAATGGCTGAATTTGCCAGCCTATGTGTGACCATATCAATGTTGATAGGTGCCTCAAGTACGGAAACGGGTCTTGCACTGTAAGCGTGTATATCAATTGTGACTGATGTAATAGCAATATCGGCCATAACGCGACCAGGTTCTAATGCTTGCTGGAAAGCGCGATTAACGAACGCGCTAGAGGCCATACTCACAAAAGGGATTTCATCGTCGCGTTGAGCGTAATCAACCTTAAGATTTGAAAAAATCTGATTGAGTTCAGGCGCTTCATGTTCAGAAGGCTTATTACCTTCAGTTGCTT